TGCATCTTCTAATTCTGATGCACCGTAGTTCACGACTAGATCTTCACTCGGAATAAATTTTGCACACGGTCTTCCCATGTTGCCATCGTAATAAACTTTTTTAAATGCAGATCCTGCAAGTGGTAAGTGAAATAACATTTGATCCATTTCAGGATCGTATTCTTTCATTTGATAAGTTATCTCATAGTTCATAAAGTCTTTTACTCGCTCGGCTTGTTGTTCTACCTCGGGTGTTGCGGCACCGACGATGGATGTTTTGACTGGACCGCCCGCAGGAAGAAGCTCTTTATAAGCTCCTGCTTGAAACTGCGTGACGGCCTCTGCGAGTAGCGGATGAGAAACTGATGCTGCTCCCCTAAAAGGGTCGGAGCGTTCTATGTATTTAAAACCTAAAAGGTCTAATCCTCTAATATAACTTTGTTCCCAATCTTTTCGTGATGTGTGATCGACCGAGAACTGTGATCGTAATTCATTTGATAACTTTGCGAGAGTCTCCTCTTCTATGGCTGTTGCTAAATTGTCAGCGAATCCTGCCCCGGTGTCCGTGGGCGACGGACCAATGCTCACGGTCTCTTCGCCTTCAACCTCTACTTCCATCGGAGTATCTTCGGTTACCGCCTCTTCTACAATTTCTTCTTCGACACCTTGCGGTGCTTCGTTTAACGTTTTATCAATTTCAGCCATTCAATCTTTATACCTTATGCGCCATAAAAAGCAATCTTGCGTCTTGGTATCTCCTCTACCTCTTCATCATACTCGTGCTGTAATGCACCGAACTGTCGATAACGCATCAATGCTTGTGTCATGCTATCAACATAGTCATCATTTCTACCATAAGGGAAAGCTGCACATTCTTCAATCACTTCTTCTGCCCATTTATACGGCGGATACCAGATCATTCCACTTTCAAAAAGTGGAGATACGGAGTTGACTCTCACCATTTTGTCGTTTCCTCTACTTGGTGTGAAGTTAATCACTGGGATTCCCATAGCTTGAAGTTCGTGAGTGAGCGGAAGTCCACTTGCTTTCGCTTCAATAATGATTTGTTCGGGTTGCCAATACTGATTTTTCTCTAATGCAATTCTTTTTAGCTCAGGAAAGTCCCATCTTCCTCGATCTGCCTCCATCAAAATGACATTTTGCTTTCCTGTAACCTCATTATAGAAAACTCCCCACGTTGTAATCGCTGAATAGTCCGATGTGGTCTTGGAAGAGAAGGCTGTATCGTAACTTTGAATAATATATTGCAAAGGTGGCTGTTCTTTCTTCCATTCTTGCCACCATTCTCGCTTAATTATGGAAGTTTCATCACTTGTTGGCTGTTGTTGCCACTGTGCGTTCCATTTTGCCATGGGTAGTGAGGCTTTGACCGCCTCTAATTGGTCTTTTTTCCAATATTCGGGCCATTGCGGTTGTCCGTCGTCCGTGATCGCTGGAAAATCTACTATTTCCCACTTGTCCGCCATCGGATCTTTCATTTGAGCTTCCATTAAACGCTCTGTTAAGTCGTCTTCTGACCATCTTGTCATGACTACAACGATGGCTCCGCCTGGTTGAAGACGCTGACGGGGTCCTGAAGTGTACCATTCCCATGCGTTCTCCATAGAAGTCTTCGATAAAGCGTCTTGTTCGGAGTGTGGATCGTCGATAATGAGTAAATCTGCACCACGCCCGGTTATCGAACCACCGACACCAGCTGCAAAATACTCGCCTCCATGGTTTGTTTCCCATCTTCCTGCAGCTTGAGAGTCTGCTCGTAGTTCAGTGTCCGGGAACACCGACTTATATTCCTGTTCATTCATCAAATTTCTGACTTTTCTACCAAAACGATAGGCTAGCTCTGCTGTATGGGTGGTTTGGATAATTTTCAATTTAGGGTTATGCCCCATCATCCAAGCGGGGAACAGATAACTAGCAAATTCTGACTTAGTGTGTCTTGGTGGCATGTTCACTATCAATCTAGAAATTTTTTTATCCTTGATGGCTTCTAATTTTTTAGAAATGATTTTATGGTGTCCCCCCTCAATGAAGTCGGGCCATATACTTTTTACGAAATTAGCAAAGGAGTCCCTAGAACTTCTCGCTGATTCTAGTTGAACCTTCTTTAGTTCTAACTTTTTTAGGAATAGCAAACGCTCTTCTTGAGACATCTGACTCAGATCTGGTAGAAAATCGCTCATCTTATTTCTGTATATTTATATACTAGCATACACACTATGTACTACTGAATTTAGGGTGTACCCCCTGCATTGTCAATTGTAATGTATTACTTCGTAATTCCTTAGTATCTCTTTAACCAAAAAAAATTTCATTCTTCAATTTTTTTTGGTTAGGCGAAAAAAAAATAATTTTCATGCACATGGATTTTTTGGCAGGTAGTCGCCCCTGTGCCACCAAAGGCACAGGAGCAGGAGCAGGAATTAACTAGCAATATATTTTTTATAGTCTTGAATAATATCGACCAAAGGGAAAACATTTTGCGTTTCAATACACTCATCAATGAAATTATGGATTTCCATTTCTGACATATTGATCAATTGTTCATTTGTAGGAACATTATAATATTCATGATCATAATTATAATTATTATCTAATTGATCATAAAAGTTATATTGTATTTTTGGTTTACTGAATTTGAAAATTTGGTCATTCCAATAATCATTTGAAAACCAATTAGCCCCTCGATAATTTCCTACTTTCTCATTCACGATAATAAATTTTTTTGTTTTACTATCTAAGAATAAAAGTTTGTCATTACCAATGTGATCTTCTAATTCTTCAATATAATTTTTTTGTAAAATTATATTTGGATTGTTTTTAAATACTTGTTTTAAATAGTGTTCGTTGAAGTGCCAAGTATCCGAACAATTTTTATGAACTAAAGGTATTGGTAATCGTGGTCCATTGTGCATAAAGCCAATTGTTCTTTTATCATCTTGATAACTAATAAATGGGTGACAATTTTTTTTATTTGTCTTGCCTTCTGTTGTAAATCTAAAGTGCATTGCAATTTGATTTTTTGTTTTGGCTCGATGTAAATTTAAAAAGTTTTTTACTTCATTAAAATTGTTAGGAACAAATTTGTCTGAAATAAAATTATCTTTATTATCTAAATACATAACACCAAAGCCATGACTGTTTCTTTTGTATGCAATTTCTAAATCTTTATAATTTAGAGATTGAACATCATTTGCTAAAATAATTAAGCACATTTATATTTCCTCACTTTCTAATTCTATTTGTTCTTGGTTGTTGTTTCTGAAATCAGTTATTAAAGTTTTGAAATTTGTATAAACATACTTCCATTCTTCAATATTTTCTAAATGATCAAAGTGTTCACGATCATCTAAAAAGAAAAATAAGTTTTCAAATTTTCTACTTATGTTTTTTAATAACCAATCAAAATAATATTCCCAAGTTATATTCTCAGCATTATCTTGATCTGATGATCTAATCCACTCATTAACACTATGAACAAATTCCAAGTATCTGAAAAAAGAAATTTTCTTTAAGTTCGATCTGAAAATTCTAATTTCAATTGTATGTTCATTACTAAAGTTAATAACTCTATACTTGAAATCATCACCAATAGTTCTTATTGGATCATCAAAAGTAATTGAAGGAACAAATTTACAATATTGATAGCCCTCTCTACCTGCAATATCAACAATGAGATTTTTATTTTTAGGATGATTATAAAAACAATTTAATCTTCTTAATTGATTTTCTGTAAAAACATTACGATTAAAATGCCAATGAATGCCACATTGATAACCATCGTATCCTTTACAATATTGAGCAGGATTTAATTCGAAAAAATCATTCCAAAATGTTTCCTTGTGATATTCAAAAGAACAATTTGTAGAGGACATTTCAAAACCTTTGTCAGTATCTAAAGAACCATCGTGTTTACATAAAATGTTTTCAAATCCATCGTAGTTAAAACATTCATTGAATTTTTCAACAATGTCATATCTTGATTGGTCACGATAAGCCTGTAATTCAGTTTCATTACCATAAAACAAAATTGCATTTTCTTTACCATGTGAATAAAGTTTATTTTTTGTTCTATGATGTAATAAATTGTTTGGTTCTTCTTCACACTGGCAACCATCATTCTCATCGTAGTTAGTATCGCAATCATTACAATAGCGAACTCTCGCATCAAAGCAGGTTTCACAGTATGTATAATCCCTACTATCGCAACTTCGACAATCACTAGAAGGATTTACTTCTTCACAAACATCACAAGTTAAATAATCGCTTTCATAAGCACTTCTACAGATTAAACCATGATTAGTTAATGTAAAAACATCATCTATATTTAATATTTCTATTTCTTGATGCTCAGTACAAAAAATAATTTGATGGTCATACCTTGCTAAAGTAGGATTGATTATTTTAAATAATTTATTCCTATATGTTTCTAATTGAGGGTTATCAACACCTTGAAAAACAAGAAGATTTTTTTTAGTTTCTAATCTACCCTCAATATAATTAGTTAATAACTCTAAGTGATTGTTAGTTCCATAACCACTTAGATCAAGACCATTATTAATAATGTTTTCTTTTATTTCTCTAATATTCATAATTGTTTTTTCCTTTCTGAATATTCTTACTTGTAATATATATAAAAAATCCTATATTTAATACAGTTAATTTAATAAATATTTGAGGTAAAAAATGAACAATTACGACAGAGAAAAAATAGTAGAATTAAAAACTATTTTTTATAATAAAGATGAGGCAAGAAAAGAAAAACAAAAGCAATATGAACAATGGGATCCAAGTCCAACAGAAGTATGGATTGAAAGTTCTAAAGATAGAGAAGGTCAAAAATTCTATATTGTTTATGTCCAGTTCTTTTAGTAATAAAAAATTACCAATCACACGCCTGACGGCAGCTATTAAAGTAATAAAATGTTACTGTATTCGCAGCTTTCGCCCAGGCTCCCTGAAATTTCTGGAGCCAATACGCAAGCACAAGCAGTCAGTCGCAAGCACACGAGCAACGCTCAAGCACACAATCGCAAGCACAAGCAGAGGGACAGTCGCAAGCACAGGCACGGCGTGCTGCCTGGATCTCAGCTCAAAAAGTAATAATTGATGACGAATCAGAGCTGCCAGAGAAGCTGCTGGAGTCATAAAATATTACCATTTTTTTATTGACCTGATGCAGCTGGTTGTGCTATATAAAATCCTATATCGAAAGGATAAGAAGATGATTACAAAAAAACATCTCAAAGAACTGGCCGACATCGTACACAAGGCGCAAGCACAGGCTCCTGAACTTGCAGAGGAGGTCAAAAGCTTTGCGAAGCGACACGCCCCCAACTTCTCCGAGTCACACTGGAACGATTATATGTATAAGAAAGATCAGGAGATCTTAAAAAAAGCCGGGTGGCTTAAGTAATAATTTATGACGGATCGGGGCCGAGCTGCCCCGGTCACAGCTCAGAAAAAAAATAAAAATAAAAAATTAATCAAGGGACATGCACAAGCACACGCCTGATCGCAGGCTCAAGCACATGCGTCCATGGTTGATGGACCACGAACAAGGGTTCAACCTCTCGGTAATCGGTCACAAGCTCACGCACAAGCGCCCCCGGATAAAAGAAAATGGCTCTCTCTTCGATGCTCTTTGCCATAATAAAATTGTCCTGACAAAGAGAATAACGCTTAATATTCCACGAAATTTGAAAGGGCGATAGATCGAGTTTGTTTCCTTTTGTTAGCTTGAGTTCGACCCAAAAAGATATGTTTCGTTTTAATTTATCATCAACAAAAACACCAAGTAAATCAGGGATACCGGGCGTTCCATATGTTTCCATACGAGTCCAAGAAATATTAGGAGTTATTGATCTAACATTCTTCCAAAAAGTCGATTCCTTTCCTCGCTTTGTTGCGGAACCTTTTTTCTTTTCTTTGCCTCTTACTGATCGTTTCTCTAGTTTCAACAATCCTAATCTCATCTCCTTCGACAAGGACGAGTCGGACTCCAAGTTCTTTTTGTTTTGGTTTGAGTTTATTTCCTGTCCCTCCAATAGACTTTCCATTAATTATTGTGCTTGGTCCTTTTGACGTTTTAATATCAAAAAAATGAGTTCTACCGTTATTTGGATTGACAACCACAATATCAATTGGACCCTGTTCGCAGATGTTTGTATAGACGTAATAACCCTGTTCAAGAAATTTGTTGATCGCTTTGTTCTGACTGATCGTTGCTTTGTATTGCCTCGGATTCACTCGTATTCATATCCCTGTTGTCGATGATAGCCGTTTTTCTTAAATCTTGCAACAGAGTATCAACCTCTTCCAAAGTCAAATTATCAATGCCTTTCCCAGTTTTCTTCTCTTTCTTTTCATAATATCCTGCGGCTTTACCTCTACTAATTTCAGCAGCTAAGGCAGTCTTGAGGTCTGGCTTCATATCAAATTCATTTATATCTTTACTGTTAGGATTCTCTGCACGAAGACCAATCTCGTGGAGCCTACGCATGTGTGTAGCCGGGGAGATCTTGTATTTATTCCAAAGGTCCTCTTGTAATGCTCTGATATAGGCATGGACTTTAGGAAACTCTTTTGCGCTTTGTAATTTAGAAGCAGTTATTCTTGCTGAATGTTCAGCATATCCAGCCATGACAGCACATTCAGTTGCAGTCTTTCTATTCTCTTGAGCAACAAGATGTTCAGCAAAAGCTACTTGTTTTGGGGTGAGTTCATCTCTCATAGCCGAGAGTTCCTTCGTCAAGACTATTTCATCTCCAGGTTTTCTAAACTTCATATATCCCTTATAAGAAGAAATATAACAAAATCAATAACATTTTAATTACAGTTCAGATCTGCGAGCCCCCTCAGAAGAATAAGTTATTCTTTCGAAGAATGACTAGAAGAATGAATATTTGTACTACTATTGTTGATATACTTTGATAATAGCTTGTCGAAGAATGAAAGAATGGATTTCGTAGATTTTAAAAAAAATATTTTTTATTTTGAAAATATTCTTCTTATAGGCTATCTTATTCTTTGTCCATGGTCGGTGGCCAGTGACTCGCTCTTATCCTTTCAGCGAGTCCTATGCAATACTTTTCCTCCTTTCTTTTTGTTCTCATTGACCTTGGGCATTGACTTATATATAAAAATACCTATATTAAATATCAGAAATGGATTTAACAGTTAGGATCGAACCTCGAAGTGATAAGAGCTTTTCTAAAACCTTTATTGGAGATAAAGAAAAGATTTTACCAAGTGTTAGGCGCTACATTCAAGAGCATGAACACCTAGAAATAGAGGTAGTATCTAACGAAGAAAATCCAGATATAACTTTTGAGGAGTTATTTATAAACGACGTGGTAAATTTGAGAGTAGTAAAATGAGTGAAGAAAAAATTATACAGTTTAAGAAACCGACGAAAAGAAAAAAGCCGGTTCTTGATAAAGACAAATCGTTTGTCGCAAGACTACCTTATCCATTAACAATACATACAATAGTGGATATCGTAGAGCGTATGGGCGTTGAGTATGAGGGCACTGTGATGCCCGGCTTAAAGTTCATGCAAAGAAAAATAACTAAACTAGAAATGGAGAAAGACGATGAATAAAATAATCATTATGTTGCAGCTATGCCTACCCAATGACGGAGAAATAGAATGTATATTTTCAGAACACAAAGTTGAGGACTATCAAACATGTGAAAGAAAAATTGAGCAACTAGAGTATGAATTCTCAGATATAGCTGAAGTATTTAATGTTAAATGCGAGGAGGTAAAAGCATGAAATACACATACGATCACATTATAAAACCTTTAAAATTAAAATTACCTGAGGTACCTATTCCAATGTATTCCTCATCAAAAGAAGAAAAACTATCAAAAGCACTACAAGCTATGGATAATAAAAACGCTTATTTTAATAAAGCAACGAGTGTATCTGAAGAGGAACTTCGAGATGTATAAATATTTAGATATCCCCGGTTGGTTTAATATGCACGACGCTTATATGAACATCGTTAAATATGTAGATGACGGACAGGACATAGTTGAGATTGGTTGTTTCGCAGGAAGATCAACAAGGTTTTTATGCGACGCATTAGAACTAACGGGCAAACACAATGTCAAAGTTCATGTCATTGATACCTTTGAAGGCTCGGGTATGGAGCACGCAGAAGTAAACTGCAATACCATGTACGACGATTTCATGAGAAATTTAGACGACCACATACAATCGGGTAGAGTCCAAGTCAATGTCAATAAGTCTGATAATCAAAATATCCTTGATTCTTTTAAGGATAATTCAGTGGCTGCCGTAATTGTGGACGGGAATCACACCTTAGAAGTAGTCGAGGATGATGTCACAAACTGGTGGCCCAAGGTAATCGAGGGTGGCATTATGGTCGGTGATGATATACGATTAGACTCTGTGAAGCAGGGTTGTTTTAAAGGTTTTAAAAAATTTGGAATTGAAGAAGTATC